ACGAAAGGGAAGCGACACCACTTACGCTCGTTGGTGCGAAAAGAAAGGGATAACATATGCAGATAAAATCATACCAAAGTCATGGCTTTCACACAAACACATCAACCCTGTGACAAGTGTGGGTCAAGTGACGGAGCAGCAACCAACGATGACGGAAGCACCTATTGTTTCGTGTGTCAAAATTATAGTGGACAAGGAGGAGGAGTGAGCAAACCAACACCGAGAGAGTTTCTTACTGGCGAACCCAAAGCAATACCACGACGCAACCTAACACAGGAAACGTGTCGTAAGTGGGGCTACTGGGTGGGTCGTTTGAATGGTGAGGATGTTCAGATAGCTAACTATAAGACACGAGACGGTAAGCCTGTAGCTCAAAAGATACGGTACGCTAACAAGAACTTCAGTGTTCGTGGTGAGTTGGTCGGCTTGTACGGTCAGCACCTGTGGAAAGAAGGAGGACGTCGTGTTGTCGTAGTCGAAGGAGAGATCGATGCGTTGAGTGCGTCGCAGGCTATGGATAACAGATGGCCCGTGGTCAGCGTACCGAACGGAGCAAGTGCTGCAAAGAAACACGTGGCACAAGCTATCGACTGGTTGGAACGGTTCGAGAAAGTGGTGTTCTGTTTTGATATGGATGATGTCGGACGGAAGGGAGCAGCTGAATGTGCAGCACTTCTGACACCCGGCAAAGCACACATCGCAGAGCTACCACTGAAGGACCCGTCTGATATGTTGACAGGTGGTAAGTCGAAAGAGTTAGTGTCGTGTTTGTACGAAGCAAGAGAGTACAGACCTGACGGAATCGTAAACGGTAAGGACTTGTGGGAGGTGATCAGTAACAAAGACTCCAACAAAGCTGTGCCGTATCCGTACTATAGTTTAAATGAGTTAACCCACGGCATGAGACTAGGAGAATTAGTTACGGTATGCGCGGGTAGTGGAATAGGGAAGTCTCTGTTCTGTCGTGAGATAGCTCATCACCTGCTTGGTCTTGGCGAGACGGTAGGTTATATAGCACTGGAGGAATCCGTCAGGCGTACTTGTCTTGGTATCATGGGCATCCATCTAAACAAACCATTACATCTAGAAGAGGATGAAGTAGCTATGGAAGTGATGTTACCTGCGTTTGAAGAGACGGTAGGTAATGGAAAGTTCTACACCTACGATCACTTCGGAAGTATGGACAGTGACAACTTGCTGGGTAAGATACGATACCTGATAAAAGGATTCGATTGTAAATGGATATTCCTAGATCACCTATCGATTGTTGTCAGTGGTATAGCAGGAGATGACGAACGACGATTGATTGATAACACGATGACCAAGCTACGTAGTCTTGTTGAAGAGACAGGGTGTGGCATGGTGTTGGTCAGTCACTTGAAGCGAGTGGATAGCGGTCACGAAGAAGGAGGACGAGTAAGTCTACACCATCTGAGGGGCAGTCAAGCTATAGCACAGCTGTCGGACATGGTAATAGGGTTAGAACGCAACCAACAGAGCGACAAAATATCGAATGAAACACGAGTGCGAGTCTTAAAAAATCGGTTTAGCGGACAGACAGGACATTGCACCACACTTAATTACGACACAGAAACCGGACGATACACAGAAGATAAGAATGTCTTCGAAGATACAACAACTAACAACCCATTCTAATAAATGAAAACACTATTCTTTGATATAGAAACAAATGCGATAGAGGACTGGTCGAACTTGTCTGACTTAAAGACGGTTCACTGTCTATCTATCTACGATCCTACCACACCTAAGATGATTACGTATCACGGTGCTGGTATTAAGAACGGACTAATGGAGTTAGCTAAGGCAGAACGAATCGTCGGACACAACGTCATCGGCTTTGATCTACCTGCTCTGTCTAAGATGTACAGCTTCCATCCACCGCTTGTTAAAGTATTGGACACGATGGTCATGGCTAAGTGTATAGTAGCAGATGTCCGCAACGACGACTTCTTACGAAAGAACTTCGATAAAAGTTTAGTGGGTAGTCACTCGTTGAAAGCGTGGGGATTGAGGCTGAACAAACTAACCAAGCTGACGTACGGTGAGGAAGACGGAGCGTTCGATAGTTACAACGAGGAGATGAGGAAGTACTGCGAACGTGATACAATCGTAACACAAATCCTGTTTGACTACCTGATGATGGGTAATCCAAGCGGTGAGATGTTAGCGATTGAACATTGGTTTGCGTTTCTGATGAGACTACAAGAGAAGAAAGGCTTTGCGTTTGATATAGAGAAAGCAGAGAAGTTAGAACTGAAGCTTGCCAGCAAACGTGCTGAGTTGTTAGACAGACTACAGAAAGAGTTCCCATCTAAAACGGAAGAGATGAAGACACCGAGTGGTTGGCAGGTAGAGATTGACGGTGTTACTTATGAGGCTGAGACAAAGGTGTTACTTAAACAAGTACTGAAGGAAGCTAATCAAGTACAAGCTAGAGCAAAGGATGCAGTACCACTAGCCAACAAGCAGAAGGTGTTACCTTTTAATCCCGGTAGTCGTCACGAAATAAAGCAAAGGTTCGAGGATTTAGGAATAGATATACCTGTGCAACCTGATGGTAAGACGATAAAGATGGATGGAGCTACGCTTGAAAGAATAAACCATCCGTTTGCATCGTTACTTCTTGAATACTTAACAGTACAGAAACGTCTTGGTCAGTTAGCTGAGGGTAATGTTGCTTGGTTAAAGTTGATGAAGAACGGACGGATACACGGACGAGTTAACACTAACGGTGCAGTAACAGGTAGATGTACCCACAGCTTTCCCAATCTCGCACAAGTTCCAGCAGTTGGTATGGACTATGGAGAAGAGTGTCGTGATCTGTTTAAAGCAGGAGACGGATTCAAGCTAGTAGGGTGTGATGCCAGTGGTTTAGAACTACGTATGCTTGCCCACTACTTAGCTTTCTACGACGGGGGCGAGTACGCTAGAGAAGTTATTGAAGGAGATGTACATACGAGGAACCAAAAGGCTGCGGGATTAGCTGAACGTTCGCAAGCTAAGACATTTATTTACGCACTTTTGTATGGTGCTGGTGATCAACTAATTGGAGAAATCGTCGGAGGAGGAGCTAGAGAAGGACTAGAGTTGAAGAGAAGATTCTATAGCAACATACCTGCTTTAGCTAAACTACAAGAAGCAATCGAAGAAAAGGTACAACGTAGTAACAAGCTGACTGGATTAGACGGTCGTATACTTCCTGTTCGTTCACCACACAAAGCATTGAATATGTTGTTACAGAGTGCAGGAGCTGTGTGTATGAAGGTAGCGTTGATCCAACTGTTTCATCGTATGAATAAACTGAAGTGGCAACACGGTAGAGAGTACAGCTTTGTTGCTAATGTACACGACGAGTTCCAAGCAGAAGTACAACCTGATAAAGTGGGAGCGTTCAGTGATCTGGCAGTTGAATCAATACGCATGGCAGGAAGAGAGTTAAAACTAAACGTCATGTTAGACGGTGAAGCAAAGGTAGGTGAGACATGGGCACAGACGCACTAGAGATTGAATACGATTGGCACTTGAGTCTTGCAAAGTTGTACGATACCATCGACTTAGAAGTTCCTTGGGACTGGAGAAAACAACACGTACAAAACTATATGCCATCATCCAACGCTCAACGTATCGGAGCCATAGCCGAGTCGAAGTTTACAACAGCGTGTTTAGAGAGAAACTTTGAACCGCACTTACCAACGACACCGATGCCGTGGGACTTTATTGTTACTTGTCCTCGTGGTATGTTAAAGGTACAGATCAAAGCAACAAGTACACGAGCTACTCCTGCTAAGAATTGTTACAGTTGTTTAACGTCCGTGGGTTGTAAGGGTAAGGATTATATGTCAGACGATATAGATGTTGTCGGCATATACGTTGCACCTATTGATACGTGGTGGATGATACCACGAGAATTGATAACGTCAAAAAGTGTAAAGCTAAACCCTGCACCTGACAGCACATCCAAGTATAAAAAATACCAAGAGAACTGGAGCGTATATTATGAGTAATAAGAAAACAACCCTACTGATAGATGCTGACGTGTTGGCGTTTGAAGCAGCAGTAGTAGCCGAGGAATCAATTGAGTGGAAGGATGAGATGTGGACAGTACACGCAGACATGGCACTAGCTAAAGCTCGTGTTGTTAATCGTGTCGAAGAGTTCAAGGATATGATGAAGACGGACAGCGTAACGATGTGCTTGACTGATCGTGCTAACTTCCGTCGTATTCTTAATCCTGACTACAAAGCAAACAGATCGAAGTCACGTCTACCTATTATCTTACGACAAGTTAAGCAGTGGATAATTGACGAGTACGACGGACAGATGTGGGCTAACCTAGAAGCAGATGATGTTATATCTATACTGGCTACTGACAAAGAGATGGATGAAGAAACGATTATCGTCTCCATTGACAAAGACTTCAAAAGCGTACCGGGCATCTACTACGACTACAACCGTGGTGAGTATCATCATCCAACAGAAGAAGAAGCAGACAACTACCATCTGGTACAAGCAATAGCAGGAGACCACACAGATGGATACAGCGGAGTACCCGGTATAGGTGTCACTCGTGCTGAACGTCTTCTAGAGAAAGATGGATACACGTGGGAAACAGTTACTGCTTGTTACGAGAAAGCTGGACTCACTGAACAAGACGCATTAATGAACGCATGGATGGCACGACTGTTACGAGCGGAGAACTATTCATTCAGAACAAACACAATAAAAAAACTATGGACACCGAGAAACTACCAAACCAAGGATATACTAGAGATTTCACCACAGGCGCTAAACGTGACGGGGACATTGGACGGGGACGACCCTCGCTTATTCCTTCAATCGCCTTACGCTCGCTCGCCAAAAGATTTGAAGATGGCGGTAAGCTTTACGGAGACAACAACTGGAGAAAAGGATTCCCGTTAACAAGACTGTACGACAGTATGTTCAGACATTTGTTAGCGTTGGCTGACGGGGACACATCGGAGGATCATGCGGGTGCTATATTATGGAATGCGTCAGCGTGGTTGTGGACAAAGGATCAAATAAAACGTGGTAATTTACCAATAGAACTGGATGATATAGAGAATGATGAATGAACAACTAAAGGTAGATGGGTTTGATGACGCTGTTATAGGCACAGACTACAGAGAACATCGATTAGTTTATTCTATAGAGCGTATTATACAGATACTAATAACAAGAGATGGCATGGCTATGGATGAGGCGTTAGACTATTTCGATCACAATATAGGTTGTGCGTTTGTTGGTGAGATGACTCCGTTGTATGTATGGACTGAGGATAAAGTAGACTTATGAATGACGAATTAGCATTACCCACTCTGTCAAAAGATTTGATAGATAAGCTTGACAAGCTATACCCAGATAAATGTCCGCTGTTGACAGACGACGATAGAATGGTATGGTTTAAAGTAGGACAACGTAGTGTAATTAATTACTTACAACAAATATACGACGAACAACTTCAAGACAACATTATCACCAAGGACTAACCATGTGTATGTCATCACCTAACATTCCCCCGCCACCTCCACCTCCAGCACCGCCTCCTCCTCCGCTACCTTTAGCAGAGAAAGCTGTGACTACTAGACAGGCACGACCACAACAGAAACGTCGTAGAGGTACAACACAATTGACTGCTCGTCGTCCGTCCGTTGGAATGGGTGGTAGTGGTGGTACAGGTGTACAACTTTCACAATAACAATCAATACATATAAATATACATGAGCCTTCGCACATTAGATAAAAAGACATTACTCTCAGCTGCTACATCGGCAGGGGCGGGTAGTGCATTCGGGTCTGAGCGTACTAAGGGATATACTTTCGTTATCTCCACTACTGTTTCAGGTACAGCTACTATCGCTATTCAAGGATACATTGGGGGAGGATGGAGAACGATCCACTCGGAAGATGTAACAAGTGACGGAGATGTAATGATCAGAGATGACCACGGTCACTACGAGAAGATCAGAGCTAACATCACAGCTTACACTAGCGGTACACACAGCGTATTTTCTACAGGTACAGTTGATTCGTTGTAATGTCTATAGAGTTCACATCGGACGCACGTCCTCTCAGTAACATACGATTGTTACCCGGTGGTTTTATTCGTCCCGCTTTTGGTGAGTTGTATGGGTTTGACGCTGACGCTGATGTAACACCTACTATAGACGGAGCTTTAACAACAGAACTAGCTGAACCATTAACAGCAGAGAACGGAGATATATTACAATTTGAACCCTAATTATTTATAAGAATGGCTAACAAAAAATTTACAGACCTTACAGACTTACCGAGTCCAGCCGGAGCCGATATAATGGCTATCGTGGACGACGTATCAGGCACACCTACCACTAAGAAGGTAACCGCTACTAACCTAATGAGCCTAGCACCCGTGCAATCGGTAGCAGGACATACGGGAACAGTAACGCTTAGTAATACAGACATCAGCGGACTTGGCACAGCAGCTACTCAGGATGTAGGGACTTCAGCAAGCAATGTGGTTCAATTAGACGGAACTGCCAAGCTCCCTGCCGTAGACGGATCGCAATTAACGAATTTACCTAGCGGATCAGTCGATGGCACACAGGTTACCTCCGCAGGCGAAGGAGGTGGTACTAAATTTCTGAGGGAAGATGGAGATGGAACCTGCTCGTTTCAGACAGTTCCAATTACAGACGAAAATTTACGAGGCACAGACAATCCACATATCGGAGCGTTTCCCAATCAATCGTTAAAGGTTATAGATAATCCCTCTCAATCCGTCATGGTTATCACCGATGCGGATGGCAACTTGGAGTTTTTAACGAAGGATGGAGCGAATGTTTTTGTCAATACACCTTCATCCCGTCTCGCATTGGCTAAAGGGTTTAGTATTCAATCTGACGGTACAGAGCCTGATATAGAGGCGGTCGATACAGATGGCACTACTTACTCAGTAATCAGCGGAGATACCGACACCAAAGGAGCCAACGGGCTTCCAATCAGACAAGGTTTTAACTTTCCCGATATTGGGGCTAATCCATCACCACTTTTAATTTCAGGTGGTTCAATCTCTTAAATAAATAAAAAATGAGTAATTCTTCAGTACAAGCAAAATATCCTAATGCAATATGGTTCGACTCTGCCCATTCGGGAACCGAGTCAGGAACATTCGCAGAACCTTACAACACAATCGCAGAGGCATTAGCCGCTGTCAGTAATGATGGGCAAATAGCGGTGAAAGATGGGACACATAGTGTAGGTGAAATAGAATTTACTACAACAGGTTTAACTATTGTAGGTGCTTCTACTGCCGCTATTTTACGGAATACATCAACAGGTAATTCCATTGATTGTAATGCAACTACAGGTACTTTTCGATTAGAGACTATAAAAGTCGTAAATGATTCTACAAGTTTTGGACTTGGTGTCATCGCTTGCGAATCAGATATGGTTATCGATGGATGCATAATTGACTCGGGTGTAAATGTAGCCACATCACGGGGTTTCTTGGGGAATAACAGCAATAATAAAACATTCACTATAGAAAATTCTATAATAATTTTTGGGAGTGGATCAGGATATACTACTTCTTTGACGAGACAGGGAAGCACTCCATCTACTCTTAATGTTAGAAGTTCAACTCTGCTGATGAATGCAAACTCTGCTGATGTGGGTTTATCTACTAGTGGTGCAGGGGAGTTTAAAAATTCGATACTTATAGGAAAGTCTACTTATGCCGTAACAATCGGATCATGGAGTCCATCTGTTATAAAAAACTGCTGTCTTAATGATACAGCGTATACTACAGGGAGTCCATTGAGTGGTGCTACGGATTTTTTATATGAGACAGACCCACAATTCGTAGACTCTTCGACAGGCGATTATCGCCTCCGTCCATCCTCTCCTTGTATCGGCGTTGGAACCGCAAGCTAAGTAGTCATGGCACTCAATAAATTGCACAAGAAGGACTTTGTTATCGCTATTAAGACTGGCGATACAGCAGGTGACGAAGATAAGTTTAAGAAGGAAGCTACAAAAGGAGAGTTGTTTTTCAATACCTCCGATAAGAAGTTGTACATTGCTATTACTTCTGCTGGTTCTTCTGACGCTACTCTATACGAGACTGCTGCGTTTACTCTTACTACCTAATAATGCACGAGACAGCACAAGGGTTATACTCTTCACTAGAGAACCAACGTTATTCGTTTTTAGATCGTGGTCGTACATCATCTGAGTTAACACTACCGTATGTTCTACCACCTGACGGTCACAACTTTGCTACTAAGTACTACACACCCTATCAGGGTATCGGAGCACGTGGTGTTCTTAATCTATCGTCTAAACTTTTACTTGCCCTACTACCACCTAACGCTCCGTTCTTTCGGTTGGTCATAGATCGTTACGAATTAGATAAAGCAAAAGCTGAACTAGGACCAGAGGGAGCGGAGCAGTTACGGACGGATTTAGAGAAAGCTTTAGCTGATGTTGAGCGTAGTGTATCACAGGAAGTAGAAGTACAGAACTTCAGGAACGGTATCTTCCAAGCACTCAAGAATCTTCTTATCAGTGGTAACAGTCTGTTGTACTTACCTGATGAAGGAGGCATGAGAGTGTTTCGTTTGGATCGTTACGTTGTTAAGCGTGATCCAATGGGTAACGTTACACACATAGCAGTCAAAGAAACGGTAGCACCTATGATGTTACCTGAGAGTGTTCGTGAAGAAGTGTATCGTGAAGAGAAGGAGAACACCTGCGATCTGTACACATCTATTGTTAGAGAGGGAGACAAGTTTAATGTACAACAAGACGTCAAAGGTATAGTCATTGAGGAGAGCATCGGATCGTATCCGGTAGAGAAGTCTCCTTGGTTACCGTTACGTTACACACAGATAGACGGAGAAGACTACGGACGTGGGTTCGTTGAAGAATACATCGGTGACATCAAGTCGTTGGAAGCACTGACTAAAGCTATCGTAGAGGGTAGTGCAGCAGCAGCTAAAGTATTGTTCATGGTTAATCCTAACGGTACAACACGTTCACGTACACTGGCTGAAGCTCCTAACGGTGCAATCGTACAAGGGTCTGAAGGAGATGTATCTGTATTACAACTAAATAAATTTAATGACTTCCGTACTGCTCAAGCAACAATGCAAGGGATTACGGATCGTCTATCACAAGCTTTTCTACTGACATCAGGGGTTGTTAGAGATGCCGAGAGAGTGACCGCTGAGGAGATAAGAATGCTCAGTCAAGAACTGGAAGCTGCCCTTGGCGGTCTCTACTCTCTCTTATCACAGGAACTACAACTACCAATCGTCAGTCGTCTGATGGATCGTATGTCCAGAGACAAGCGTCTGCCTAAGCTACCTAAAGATATTGTTAAACCTACTATCGTTACTGGTGTTGAAGCACTTGGTCGTGGTAATGATTTACAACGTCTAGACTTATTCTTGGCAGGAGCTAATCAGGTAGTAGGACCACAAGCAGTGACACAGTATCTTAATGTTAGTGATTACTTCAAGCGTCGTGCTACTGCTCTTGGTATAGAAACTGAGGGACTGATCAAGACGGAAGAAGAAATTCAACAAGCTATGCAGCAAGCACAACAACAAGAGATGATGATGAAGTTGGGTAGTCCTGCCGTAGCACCTGCTATCAATGCTGCACAGGAGCAGTACATGGCACAACAAGAACCACCACCCGAAGAGTAAACTATCATGGCTGAATTACACCGAGTAGAGATAAATGAAAAAGCACCGAATGAGATCGAACCCGTTGACGAAGCGGTTGAAACTCCTGAAGAACAACAAGCGGAACCACAAGCTGAGGAAACGCAAGAACGTCCTGAGTGGCTTCCTGAGAAGTTTGAATCAGCGGAGGACATGGCTAAGTCATATGCGGAGCTTGAGAAAAGAATGGGCACGGGGGCAGAAGAAGTTGAAGAAGAACAGCAGCAAGAAGAAACAAACGACAACAATGACAACAAAGAAGAAGCTGGTAATTATAATGAAGCTGTTGTTGAAGCTAGTCAGGAGTTCTTTGCTAATGACGGTCAACTGTCTGAAGAAACTTATAAGAAACTTGAAGAAGTAGGATTGCCACGTGATCTCGTCGATAGTTATGCAGCTGGTCAACAAGCGTTGTTGCAAGGAGAAGAAGCAGAGATCAAAGGAGTCGCAGGTGATAGCTACGATGCAATGGCTGAATGGGCCAACGAACATTTACCGCAGGAGGAGATCGACGCATTTGACGAAGCTGTTACAGGAGGCACGGTCAGCCAAGCGAAGTTAGCAGTGCAAGGATTGTACGCTAGGTATCAAAATGCTACAGGTGCAACACAACCTAAGCTGGTACAGGGAGCAGTAAGCGGTACATCCACTATGCCTTTTAAGAGTATGCAGGAACTAGCACGAGCACAGTCTGACCCACGTTATCGTAGTGGTGACAAAGCATATCATCAAGAGATTGACAGACGGCTCGCTGTGAGTAATATTTAACTTTCATATACGTAATAAGAGTTGAGACGCCTTGGACTACCTACTTTCGTTTTCTTCCTGTTATCGGTTTCAGGAAGTTTTTCGGGTTGTTCCAAGGCGTCTTTTTATCCAGCGTTAGGAGCTACAGGTGGTGCAGCTGTTGGTAGTCTAGGTGGTCCCGGTCCTGCTGCGGGTGGTGCTGCCCTTGGATGGGGTGTGGGAGAAGTAGCCAAATACACGGAAGAAAACGCACATTTAACACAGCAAGTCAAGGCGTTGAGCGAGGGGGATATTAAGCAACTCGTTAATAATCAACTAGATGAGTCAATGGACAACGGCTTTTTTGACAGTATGCTGACTGAAATTTATGGCTTGCTAAAAGTCTGTTTAATTGGAGTAGTATTGTGGAATGTCATACCGATCATATATACGAGGTACGTTCACAAGAAAGCAAAGAATGGAGTTCCAAATGAAAAGACTTCTTAGGATTTACCGTGGCTTAGATAAACGTGAGAAAGCACTAGTGTTGACAATTGGTGTATTTATTGCTGTTATTGTAATCGGTAATATATTTATTTTATAGACGATTGCGACAATTAGTCCCTCGACCTACTGCGGTAGACAATCCTGTGAACGAAAGAAGTAAGAGTCAAACCAACTAATAACTACAACTATAATAACTACAACATAAAGGAAAATATATCATGGCTAATGGAGATACATCCCCCTCACGTGTTGGACAAGTTAATAGTGCTGGTGATACAGATGCTTTGTTTCTTAAAAAGTTTAGCGGAGAGATTCTGCAAACCTTCGAGGAAAGCAACATCTTTAAAGCACTACATACTGTTCGCACAATCGAAAACGGTAAATCAGCTCAGTTCCCTGTAACAGGAATCGCTTCTGCTGCTTACCATACACCCGGTGAAAACATCGCTGACGCTGAAAACAGTTACTTAAGCGACATCAAGAAAGCTGAGAAAGTCATCACTATCGACAAGATGCTTTTGGCTTCTACTTTCTTAAGCAACATCGACGACGTAAAGAACCACTACGACATCCGCAGCGTCTACGCTAACGAGTTGGGTAAAGCTCTTGCTGTTCGTTTCGATACTGCTCTTGCTAAAGTATTCATCGCTGCTGCTCGTTCTGCTGCTGCCGTAACTGGTGGTAAGACTGGTGGTATCCTTGATGTTTCTGCTAATGCAATGGGTGACGTAAGTGACTCTAGCGACGACTCAGACAACACTGATCCAACTGGTGCAGAATTAACAGCTGCTCTTTTCACTGCTGCTCAGAAGCTTGACGAAAATGACGTTCCTAGCGACGGTCGTTTCTGCGTTCTTCGTCCACAAGAGTACTACAAGTTAATCACTGGTGGTGCTGGACAGCTTGCTATCTCTACTTCTGCTGTCAATAAAGACGTCGGAGGTGTAGGAAGCATCGCTTCTGGATCGATCCCTCAAATCGCAGGTATCACAATCTACAAATCCAACCACATCCCATCGACTAACTTGTCTGCTGTTTCTA